AAGTACCAGATTCAGACGCCGCAAAGACGGATGAGAAGCCAAAGGGCAAAGGTGATCCGATGCCTAAGACAAAGATGGCTTTAATTAACGCCATGATGCAAGATATGAATGGCAAGAAGAAAACTGAGTTAATAGCTATGTATAAGAAGATACATAGTGGTTATCATGAAGAAGTTGAGGCCGATGACGAAGTTATCGATGAAGCCGAAGCTCCACGCGAACTCGCTACAATTACAGCAGCTGATATCAATATCCAAGACGATGTTGATGCAATGTTGAAAGGAAGCGATCTTGACGAAGAGTTCAAGGATAAGGTTGCTACAATTTTTGAAGCGGCTGTAGTATCAAAAGTTAACGAGCAGATCGAGAAGTTTGCTGTTGAAGCAGAAACTGATGTCGAAGCTGCCCGTACCGAAACAATCGATGAACTGACCGAGAAGGTCGACTCGTATCTGGACTATGTTGTTCAGGAATGGGCCGATGAGAATAAGCTCGCTATTGAGAAGGGTGTTCGTGCCGACATGGTCGAGGACTTCCTCACTGGGCTTAAAGGTCTGTTCGAAGAGCACTATGTCGACATTCCAGAAGAGAAGGTCGATGTCGTGGAAGAACTTATCGCAAAGGTTGACGAGCTTGAATCTAAGCTTACCGAACAAACCGATAAGAGTGTTGATCTCTCGAACCGCGTGAAAGAGTTCGAGAAAGATCAAACTTTTGCTGAAGCAACGGAAGATCTTACCGATACACAGGTAGAGAAACTTCGCAGTCTTGCAGAAGGAATTGATTTCTCTTCAACCGAAGACTTCCAAAAGAAGATCGGAATGTTGAAGGAACAGTATTTTGATATTGATGAAGAAACCGCTACGGTTGTCGTCGATGATGAAGATGGTCCTATTTCTCTTGAAGAAGAGAAGGACGGTCCGGCCGGTGCCATGGCAGTCTATATGAACGCCATTTCACAGTCTGCTAGAAAATAATGATTTTATAAATAATATGAAGGCTGAAATTTTACAGTAAGGAGAAACAAAAGATGTTCCTATCTGAAGAACTACAGAAGAAGTGGCAGCCAGTCATTGAGCATCCCGACCTCGGAGAGATTCAGGATCCTCATCGTCGTGCCGTCACAGCAACTCTTCTAGAAAACCAGGAGAAGGCTTCACGCGAATCCGCTTTGGGTTCGGGTGGTTATCAAATGCCTACTCTACTCGGCGAAGCGGCGCCAACCAACGCTATGGGTGCTTCAAGCTCCACGGCTGCGGCGGGTGCTGTTGATATCTTCGACCCAGTGCTGATCAGCCTGGTTCGTCGTTCTATGCCAAACCTCATCGCATACGATATTTGCGGTGTCCAACCAATGTCTGGTCCTACGGGTCTCATCTTCGCGATGCGTCCACGTTTCGCCAGTCAGTCCGGCGACGAAGCGCTGTACAACGAAGCAACGACTACTTACTCTGCTTCTTCGAACAACGCCGTTGGTGGTGCTAACATCAAGAATGTTTATGACACCTCCGGATTCGCCTCTGTTCAGACCGGTTCCGATCCAACGGATCGTGCTTCTGGTTCTGGATATACCGTTGCCACTGGTGCTTCTACAGCTACGGTTGAAGCGTTCGGCGATGCCACAACGAACGAGATTTCGGAAATGGCATTCAGCATCGAGAAAGTCGCCGTCACGGCAGTTTCTCGGGCGTTGAAAGCCGAGTACACCATGGAACTGGCTCAAGATCTTAAAGCCATCCACGGTCTCGACGCTGAAACAGAACTTAGCAACATCTTGTCTGCTGAGATTCTTGCTGAAATTAACCGGGAAGTTGTTCGTACGATCAACTACACAGCTACAGCTGGTGCCCAGGATAACACGACAACAGCCGGTACTTTCGACCTTGACGTCGATGCTAACGGCCGCTGGAGTGTTGAGCGGTTCAAGGGTCTGGTCTTCCAGATTGAGCGTGAAGCCAATCAGATTGCCAAGTCCACTCGCCGCGGCAAAGGTAACGTAATGATCTGCGGTTCGGATGTCGCATCCGCTCTTCAGATGGCCGGTGTTCTCGATTATACACCTGCTCTTAGTGCCAACCTCAATGTTGATGATACGGGCAACACGTTTGCTGGTGTTCTCAACGGTCGGACTAAGGTTTACGTTGATCCGTACTTCGCCTCCGCTGGTGGAGATCAGTACGTTACGGTTGGTTACAAAGGAGCTTCCGCGTTTGACGCCGGATTGTTCTACTGCCCATACGTTCCTCTACAGATGGTTCGTGCGGTCGGTGAGAATACGTTCCAGCCGAAAATCGGATTTAAGACTCGCTACGGCATGGTCGCCAATCCGTTCGCCACAACAGCCGCTGACGGCGCGATTTCTTCGCAGAAGAAGAATATCTACTACCGCATCGTCACGGTCAGCAATCTCATGTAATAAGCCGCCCCGGCATATAACAAGAAAGATTGTTAAAAACTTGAGAGGGACTTCGGTCCCTCTCTTTTTTTGTCTTTGTTGATTATATAAATAGTAGGTTATGTGGATACGTAAAAACTTAGTTACACTCGACATTACATATTACATGCCAGACTATACTGATATAGTTCAACAGTTTATTTGGCAGACTAAGGACATTACACCTGAACTACCAAGGGTGCATAAGTTCTTAAATTATTGGCATCACAATATCGATGCGGTGATAAAGGATGTACAGGTTGCTTATTCAGAAAAACCAGGCGATTACAGAGCGGCTGAGATCATAAAAGAGATTAAAACATGGCAGTAATTACAAACACATTTGTAGAAGATACATCGGCAACAGTTACTGATAACATTAACTTTCTGTCTCCGCTCGGTTTTCGATTTATAATGAATCGTGCTCCTAACCTCGAGTACTTCTGTCAGGCTGCAGCTCTACCATCTATTTCAATGAATGAAATTCTTCAGCCAAACCCAGTAGGTGCTTTGCCACGATTTGGTGACAGAATTACGTACGAGCCATTCAACCTGAGATTCAGAGTTGATGAAGATATGAACAACTATCTGGAGATACATAACTGGTTAATATCTATTGGTCATCCAGAAAAACTTGCACAGTTCAATGATGTACCAGAAAAATTATCGGATGGTTCTATTCTTATACTTACATCAAACAGCAATCCACATATACGAGTAGCATTTGAAGATATGTTTCCACTATCTCTTACGCCTCTACAGTTTGATGTCACTCAAACCGATATAGAATACCTTGAAGCTGAAGTAGTATTTCGTTATAGAAAGTTCTCAATCGAAAGATTGTAACTTGTTGACATTTTCAAATAAATTGGTATAATAGCTTTGACAGCTACTTACAATAGGAGTATCTATGGTTACTATTACTGAGTCTGCTAAACAATATCTCAATTCAGTACGTGGTAATGATTATGTTTCCTTAGGTGTACAGGGTGGAGGTTGCGCAGGATTTCAATACATATGGGGGCTAAAGTCCGATAATCCGAGTGTAGACTGGAGCGATCCAATAGATGATGTACTCGTTGTTGATCCGGTCGCAGAGTTATATATATTAGGTAGTACGGTTGATTATGTAAATGAATTAGGTGGTTCGTTCCTTGCGGTTAAGAACCCAATGTCAACTTCAAGTTGTGGATGTGGAGAAAGTTTTGGTATATGAGAATTGAAGATATTATTGGTATGTGGCAAGAGGATGTAAAGATTGATGAAACCGAACTATCACGAGAAAGTCTAAACATTCCTCTCTTACATGGTAAGTATTTAAAGCATTTCTCAGATGAGAGATTGAAGCTTCGTGCTTTTAAGATGAAGCACAAACAATTAAGCACTCGCCTTACCGATTACTACAGAGGCGATTTAAATAATCCTGAGGATCTTGCTGAGTTGGGTCGTGAACCTTATGAGTTCAAAAGACTCAAGCAGGAAGTATCTCATTATGTAGACAGTGATTCTGAAATGGTCCAGTTGAATACGAAGATCGCGTATCAGCAGGAATTGGTTGATATCCTCGAAGAAATAATAAAAGCAATAAACACGAGGGGCTATGTCATCAAAAACAGCCTGGATTTCCTCCGATTTACTTCTGGACAATAATAACGCTAAGGCGAATACTTTGCTTATATCGAAGGAAAACGAAGTATATATGAAGATCGATGCAGAGCCTGTTATACGACAGGAGCTCTCTGACTACTTCACGTTCACTGTACCAGGTGCTAAGTTCATGCCTGCGTATCGTAATCGCATGTGGGATGGAAAGATGCGATTATACAATGCAAGGACGAAGGAACTGTACCTTGGCCTCCTACCGTATGTACAGGTGTTTGCTGAGGAACGTGAGTATGATATAGATATACAGGATAACATTGATACACTACAGAATCTTGCGCGGGTCGATGCAGCTCAGTTCATCACTTCTCTCCAAACTTCGTTCGATCCTCGCGATTATCAGTTGGACAGTTTCGTTCATCTCGTACGAAATAATCGCGGTTTACTTGTT